TGCGGGGACACCGCCGAAGCCGATCGACGCCTCCGAGATGTTCACCGTCATGCGCCAGGAGGCGTACTCGGGCGACGCCACCGACGCCGTGTGGATCGAGTGCGGTGCCGACGACGACATCACCGATCTTGACGACATCGAGCAGTGGATGAAGGCGAACCCGTCGTGTCCACACCGCACTCCGGTGGTGTCGATCCGGCGGCTGCGCCGACGGCTTGACGATGCCGGGTTCCGTCGCGAGGCGCTGGGCATCTGGGACGCCGACGATGCGAGTGCCTTCGACATCGCCGCCTGGGCCGAGCTCAAGGACCGGGGGGCCGACACCCCCCAGCGGGCCGCGGTGGTCATCGACATGAGTCCGGACCGGCGGCACTGCTGGATCGGGGTGGCCGGTGAGATCGGCACCGACAAGGGCGAGAAGGTGCTGGTGATGGCCACCGAAGCCACCGCGGCCACCGCCGTCAAGAAGGTGCAGAAGCTGATCGCCGACCGCGACATCGTCGATGTGTCGATCACCAGCGGCGCAGCCCGTGCGCTCGAGCCCGCGCTGGTCGAGGCGGGTGTCGAGTACGAGCGCCTCAGCCCGGCTGATGTCGCCGCCTCCTATGCTTGTATGCAGGAGGCGATCAAGAGCGAGTCGATCGTCCACGTCGACCAGGACGAGCTGAATACCGCGATGTTGATGACCAGGACGCGGTTCGTCACCTCTGGTGAGGTGGAGGTGTTCGACCGCAAGAACTACAGTGTGAATCTGTCACCCGCCGTGGCCTGCGCGGGCGCGCTTTATCGCTGGGGATTAAAGGCCACGCCGATGCCGGTGCTGTTGTGAGGGTGTTGCGAAATGCAACAGCATAGAATCAGCGCGGAGGTGGTCTGATTGAGCTTCTGGTCTTGGATAAAGGGTGAGCCGCCCAGTGTGCCGAATCCCCCCGATCCCAATTACAACCCCGGTGACCCCGACATGGTGGACATGTCCGCGTTGCGGGACCTGCCCGAAGGGCGTTCGCTGCCGTGGATCCAGCCGTCGGCCTGGTCGGGCTACCCCGACTCGTGGACGACGCCCAGCTACGGGTCGACCCAGCAGAGTCAGCTCAAGAAGCTCATCGACGTCGCCTGGACGTGCATCGACCTCAACTCGTCGGTGCTGGCCAGCATGCCCGTCTACCGGATGCGCAACGGAAAGATCATCGACTCGCTGTCCTGGATGTCCAATCCTGATCCCAGCATCTACAGCTCCTGGTATGAATTCGCCAAGCAGCTGTTCTGGGATTTTCATCTCGGTGAGGCGTTCGTGCTGCCGATGGCGCACGGCTCCGACGGATATCCCATCCGGTTCCGCGTCGTTCCGCCGTGGCTGGTCAACGTCGAACTCGGACCAGGCGGGCGTAACTACAAGATCGGGTCGATGAATGTCACCAACGAGATCCTGCACATTCGCTACCAGTCGACCACCGATGACGCTCACGGGCACGGCCCCTTGGAGGCGGCCGGCGGTCGGCAGATCACCATCGGGCTGCTGCAGCGGTACGTCAAGAACCTGACCGAAACCGGCGGCGTGCCGCTGTACTGGCTCGGCATCGACCGCAAGCTCACCGAGTCCGAGGCCGTCGATCTGATGGACCGCTGGATCGAGTCCCGCTCCAAGTACGCTGGGCATCCCGCGCTGGTGTCCGGTGGGGCCACCCTGAATCAGGCGAAGTCGATGAGCGCCCACGACATGAGCCTGCTGGAACTGACGCAGTTCAACGAGGCACGGGTCGCCATCATGTGCGGCGTGCCCCCGTTCCTGGTCGGGCTTCCCGGTGCGACGGGCAGCCTCACCTACTCCAACATCGAGCAGCTGTTCTCGTTCCATGACCGGTCCAGTCTGCGGCCCAAGGCGGTGGCAGTGATGACGGCGCTGGACAGCTGGGTGACCCCCGCGCCACAGACTCTGGAGCTGAATCGCGACGACTACACCCGTCCGTCCCTGACGGAGCGGGCACGTGCCTACAAGATGCTGATCGAGTGCCATGTGATGGAGCCCCCGGAGGCACGGGCGATGGAACGCCTGCACGACGAGGAGTCGGCGTCCAGGATCTCCGGCGGCATGGGGTGATCGGAGTCGGATCGACTACACTCAAACGTATGGAATGCAATGCGCCCGAGTGTGACTCCCCTGGCCACGCCAAGGGTCTGTGTAACACCCATTACCTGCGGATGAAGCAGTACGGGCGATTTGACTTACTGCCTGAACGTAGCTTCGCCGAGCGGTTCTGGTCCAGGGTGGATAAGTCCGGTGAGCACTGGATCTGGACCGGGAAGGCACCGAACGACTACGGACAGTTCACTTGGCGCGAGGGGCGTGCGGTCAAACACCGTGGCGCTCACGTCTTGGCCTATGAATTGACCAACGGAGTCACGATTCCAGACGGGTTGACGATAGATCACCTTTGTCGAGTTCGGCTGTGCTGTCGTCCTGACCATCTTGAACCGGTGACCATGCGTGAGAACACCTTGCGGGGTATCGGCCCTGCTGCTGTCAATGCTCGGAAGACTCACTGCAAACGTGGGCATGAACTGGCAGGGTCGAATCTGCGAATCAAGCAGGGAAAGTACGGCCCACAGCGGACCTGTCGGAAGTGCGATTACATACACACGAAGGCCGTTCGCGAAAGGAGACGGCAATTATTGGTGTGAGTATCTCCACCCGGAATCGGCGGGTGTTGTTCGATCGCAGCTTCGCTCGGTGGCGTCGGCTCATGCCGAAGGGCAGCGTGTGTGTGGTCGTCGACGACGCCTCTGAGAAGCCGCTGTTCGGCAACGACACCGTCGAGAACGGTTCGTACTATCAGCTGATCGTCCATTCGGATCGCCTGGGTGTGGCGATGACCAAGAACGACGGTATCGCCGCGCTGATGGACGCCGGGTGTGAGCACCTGTTTCTCGCCGACGACGACATCTATCCGCAGACCCGGCACTGGTGGGAGCCTTACGTCGAGTCGCCCGAGCCGCATCTGTCCTACCAGTGGCCCAACATCGGCGGAGATCCGTACGACCGGATGTACGACGCTGTGCACTTTCAGGTCGAGTTCCCCCGCGGCGTGATGCTGTACGCCCACCGCAGTGTCATCGACGAGGTGGGCGGCATGGAACCCGCGCATGGCGTGTGGGGCGGTGAGCACGTCGAATGGCAGGCCCGCATCCACGACGCCGGTCTGACCACCTATCCCTACGCCGACGTGATCGGGTCGCGGGACCTGTGGGTGGAGCAGCGCAGCGGGTCGACGTTCCCCGCGTCCCAGCGCCAGCGTGTCTTCGAGTGCACCGGCATCCAGTGGCAGAAGCCCCGGCCCCGCTTCGTTCCCTACCGGCAGGACCACGGGGAGCAGGACTACGGCCTGGGTCCGGCCATCGTGGACACCGGCAAGCTCTACTGCGCGTTGCGCCACGTCGTCGACATGCAGCCGTCGGGCACCGCTGTCGAGTTCGGTGTCGGTTCCGGAACGTCGACGCGGGTCATGGCCGAGCACATGCCGGTGGTCGGGTTCGACTCCGGTAAGGGGCTGCCCGAGCCGTGGCGGCCCGAGTTCCCGAAGTACTCACTGGCTTACGGCATTCCTGTGGTGGAAAACGCGACCATCGTGGAGGGCTGGTTCGCCGACACGCTTCCCGGCTTCGACTTCGACAGCCTCGGCTATATCGGCCTGGTGCACTTCGACGCCGACCTGTATTCGTCGACGTCGACGGCGCTGAAGTACGTCGGGCCGTACCTGCGACCAGGGTGTTACTGCGTCTTCGACGAATGGCACGGATATGTCGGTGCCGAGCACCACGAGCAGCGGGCCTGGCGGGAGTTCGCTGACGACACCGGCATCGGCTGGACGGTGGTCGGGCACCATGAGCAGAAGTGGGTCATCCGCATCACCGGAGTAAGGAGCGCCGATGCCTAATCGTCCCGTGACCCTGTTCATGTTTGCAGGCAGGGAGGGCAACCTGTCGGTCAACATGCCGCTGATTCGCCGGATACTCGACGAGCATCCTCGGGTCCGGTTCGACATCTGGAATCTGGCTCGCAACAACGACGACGCCCGGTATCTGAACACCATCAAGGGCGACCGGATCACGGTGATGAACAAGTTCGCCGGTGCTCGGGCGGCTCATCGCCTCAACGCCGTGTGGCGTTACTACACCGATCCGAGGTTCGTCCACCATCTGTTCGTCAAGGTCGACGACGACATCGTGTTCATCCAGACCGAGAAGTTCGGCGAGTTCGTCGACGCCGTTGAGCGCCGCCCCGAGCAGGTCCTCACCGCGGAGGTCGTCAACAACGGGGCCTGCACCCCGTTCATGCCCGAGCTGTGGCAGGGGTTCCTCGGATTGGACATTCCCCTGCTGGATGTCCACGAGAGTAACCAGTACGCGCAGCTGTCCCACCGGTTCATGTATGAGAACTGGCGTGACCTGGTGTCGCGGCCGACCAGCGTCGCCGACCTCGAAGCCTGGTTGTCGATCAACTTCATCGGGTTCAACTGGGAGATGCTGTGCCGTATGGAGCGTCGGATCGGCCGCCGCTCACCGGAGATGATTGCCGACCGGCCCTGGAAACCGGGTAGCAGGGTTGGCGACGAAGGCGCGGCCAACCTGTTCCCGCGTGCCGTGATGCAGGGATTCACCGTCGCCCACCTGGGGTTCGGGCCGCAGAACCTGACCGACCATCAGGAGGACGAGTGGCGTGAGGACTACGCGGAGATCGGCTGGGAGTACCTACAGAGTGTTGCAAAACGCAACACCCCCAAGGTGCTCAAGTGAAGGCAGCTGTCATCATCGCTTTTCGCGACCGGGGCATTGACCCCCTGCGATCAGCCAATCTGGTGCGGGTCGCCGATCACTGGGCCGGTTACGACTGCAAGGTCGTGGTGGCCAGCGACGGTCGCGCCGACGATGCGCAGTTCAACCGCAGTGCCGCCTACAACCGGGCCGTCGACCTGGTGCCCGACGCCGACGTCCTGATTTTCACTGAATCCGACATCATCATCAGCTACGAGCAGGTCGACCGGGCTGTCGGGTTGGCGCTCGACGCGCCCGGGATGGTGATCCCGTTTTCCTGGTTCATGGCACTGTCCGAGGAGGACTCGGCCAGGGTGCGCGCCTACCAGGTCGATCCGGTGGACTGCGAGAAGTCCCCGGTGAAAGGGCACCGCGGCAGCATCGGTGCCGCGGGCGTCGTGTCGCGGGAAACCTACGATCTGGCCGGGGGATACGATGAACGATTCGAGGGTGCGTGGTATGACGACGACGCTATGAAGATCGCGTTCGACATCGCGGCTGGTCCGACCCGGTGGGTGGAGGGGTCGGTCTACCACCTGTACCACCTGTCCGGCGGTAAAGGTGCGCACCTGTCTCGCGAGGACCGTGTCGCGACCAGCCGTAACCGCCTGCGGCTGAGGATGTACCAGCAGGCCAGGACGCCGGAGCAGGTCAGATCGCTGACGACCGGGGTGCTGTGATGATCAGCATCGGAGTGGTCGCCGATCCCCGCCGCAGCGGCATGGGCGAACGGCTGGCCGAGCAGGTCAATGCCGACTATCTCAGTGTGGACGAGGGGCAGCGGGGGTGTACCTGGAATCACTCTCAGGTGTGGCGGGCGCACGCCAGTAGCTTCGGCGGCCCCGCGGATTGGAACGTGGTCCTCGAAGACGATGCCATCCCGGTTGACGGCTTCCGCGAGCAGCTTGCCGATGCACTGTCGTTCGCACCGGCGCCGATCGTGTCGCTCTACCTGGGCCGCGGCTACATCGAGGACCGCTACATCGAGCCGCTGCTGGTCCGCGCCGACCTTCTCGGCGTGAATTGGATCGTCTCCCAGGGCCGCATTTTGCACGCCGTGGCGCTGGCCGTTCGTGGTGCCTTGCTACCGTCGCTGGTCGCCAACTTGCCCCGCGGCAATCATCCGATCGACCGGTCGCTGTCGCTGTGGGCGCGTCGCCAGGGGCACGCGGTGGCCTATAGCAATCCCTCGCTCGTCGAGCACGACGACGGCAAAAGCCTGGTCACTCGTTATCGTCGTGCCGAACGTCGGGCGTGGCGCATTGGTGTGCGAGATGATTGGTGCGCCAAGATGATAGCCATGGTATAAGCCCTGCTGCGGTAATCTAACCAAGAAGCGGAAAGGGAGCGTAATGGCTGAAGACTCGAAGAAGCCCTACGGTGACGTGACCTACGCCGATCCCGGGTACAAGGACGGGGTCAAGCGCTATCCGCTCGACACGGAGGCTCACTGCCGCGCCGCGTGGAGCTACATTAATATGCCGAAGAATCAAAAGGGCTACACGTCCGAACAGGTGGCCTCGATCAAGGGTCGCATCAAGGCCGCGGCTAAGAAGTTCAACATCGAGATTACCGAGGACAGCGAGGATCGCAGCATGGCTCCGTTGGTGGAAACCCGCTCTGACGGCGTTGCGGTCGACGGTGTCGACTTCGGTCAGCGCATCATCACCGTGCTCGCCGTTCCCTACGAGCAGCCCACCCAGGTTCCCTTCCATCAGGAGATGTGGACCGAGGTGTTCTCCCGTAGTGCCTTCAACGGCATCGAGAGTCAGACTCGCAAGATTCCGGCGACCGCCGCATTGGAGATTCCCGCCCCCGATCACGCCGGTGCCCGCTTGGTCGGCAGGGTGATCTCGTCAGATCCCCACGGTGAAGCTGGGCTGGTCAGCGAGGTGAGGATCAGCCGCACCGAGTCCGGCGACGAGGCTCTCGAGCTTGCCCGCGACGAGGCGCTGTCGGTCAGCGTCGGGTTCATGGTCAAGAACCCACGGTTCGACCAGGAGCTGGATCGCTACAAGAAGACACGCCGGGTCAACCGGGCGTTTCTGGATCATCTGGCGTTCGTGGGTCAGCCTGCTTATCCGGGCGCGAAGATCTTGGCGATGCGCGCCGAGGACGCCGATGTTCTTGAGATTGAGCAGCCGTTCACGCCGACGCCCCGCATGGACGAGTTCCTCAACGACCCGATTCTGCAGTGGGCTTCCGAGCGCGTGCGAAGCGAGTAGCCCCTACTTCTGCTTGAGGAACTGGTAGAACGCCTCGGCCATGTCGAGGACGTCCTCGGTTTTCACGATCGTCCTGCCGCGCAGCACGGCGACCGCCGACTGCAACGCGGTGGTCCGGTGATCCGGCGGTGTGGGTGCGCCGAATGGTGACGATTTTCCGCCACTGCCGTTGGGTGGGGATGTTGGTCGTGTTACAGGCGCGGACATGCTGGGAGTCTACTTCTCATCGTGTTAATCTTGGGCCTCAAGATCGCATGGTCTCGCTGGCCGAGAGGGCTGACCGGTAGGTCTCGTTAGCCGAGAGGGCTGTTGAACAGAGGAATCAACACCACTTATCGGCAAGGAGAGTCCGATGGGCCAGAGCAACGTGACCGCAAGCGACGAATATATCCGCCGCCTCGAAACCGAACTCCGCGAGAAGGAATCCCTCGTACGCGGCGTCTACGACCGGGCCAATGCCTCGAATCGTGACATCAACGAGGAAGAGGGCTCGATGGTCGCGGAGTGCCGCGGCCGCATGGAGGTCATCAAGGGCCAGATGGATCAGGCCCAGGAGGTCAACCGGATCGCCTTTGAGACGCGCAGTAAGGGACGCGCTGTCGATGAGGCTATCGCCATTATGAAGGGCAAGCCCGAATCCGGTGAGGTGGAATACCGCTCTGCCGGCGAGTACATGCTCGACATGTGGAACAGCTCCCAGGGTGGGCAGGCCGCGTCGGACCGTCTTGAGGTCTACATGCGTACCGCCGCCCATCAGAAGACCAGCGATTCGCTCGGTGTCATCCCTGACCCGATCGTCGGCCCGGTCATCGACTTCATCGACGCGGCCCGTCCGCTGGTGTCCACGCTGAACACGCTGCCGCTGAACAACGCGACGTTCTACCGTCCCGTCGTCACCCAGCATCCGGCCGTCGGGTTCCAGGGCACCGCTGGTGGGCCTGCCGACGAGAAGGAAGAGCTCGACAGTCAGAAGATGATCATCAGTCGGCTGACCGTCAACGCCAAGACACTCGGCGGCTACGTCAACGTGTCGCGGCAGGCGATCGACTTCTCCTCGCCGTCGGCGCTGGACCTGGTGGTCAACGGACTCGGTCAGCAGTACGCGATCGAGACTGAGGCCCTGGTCGGCACTGCACTGAACACCACCACCACCCCGGCGGTGTCCTACGGTGCTGTCCCGACTGCCGCCCTGGTAGCGGCAGCGATCTGGGACGCGGTCGGAACCGTGTACACCGCGGTCAAGGGCCAGGGTCGCCTGGTACTCGCCATCGCACCGGACGTGCTCGGTGACTTCGGTCCGCTGTTCGCTCCGGTCAACCCGCAGAACGCGCAGTCGAGCGGCCTCTCGGCAGGCAACTTCGCGCAGGGTCAGATGGGCACCATCTCCGGAATCCCGGTGGTCATGTCCGCCGGACTCGGTTCGGGCGATGCGTTCCTGTTCTCGACGGCGGCGATCGAAGCGTACGAGCAGCGCGTCGGCACCCTTCAGGTGGTCGAGCCCAGCGTGTTCGGCCTGCAGGTCGCCTACGCCGGGTACTTCTCGACGCTGATCGTCAACGACGATGCGATCGTCCCGCTGGTTCGGTCGTAATCATGCAGGTCCGGACCACTAGGGCCGGTGAGGTCGTCGGAGTCGGGTCGATCAACCACGCGGAGTTGGCCCGACTCCAGACGGCGGCCAAGCGCAAGACGACCAAGTCTTCGTCGCCTTCTTCCAAGGCCGCGGACGAGCCTCTGGACGAGTCCGAGGACGAGATCGAGGACGAGAAGCCGGAGCCGAAGACAGCAGCCAAGCCGACGTCGTAGGAGTCCCATGCCTGAGTTGGACACCAGCGATGTTGAATCGTTCTCGGGCGGGCGACTGCTCGCGAGCGACCCTGAAGTGGAGCGGATGCTCAACGCTGCGCTGAGGACGGCTCGTCGGTACTGCGGCTGGCCGGTGAACCCGGTGGTCACCGGCGATGAGGTGACACTCGACGGGCCGTGCAGCAGAATCCTCAACCTGCCGACGCGCAGGCTGCTTGAGCTGACCGGCCTCACCGAGGACGACGTCGTGGTGGACCTGTCCACTGTCCGCTGGTCGGCGGGCGGGCCACCCGGCATCCTGGAACGTCCCGTTTCCGTGCGCAAGAAGGCCAACGGCTGGTGGTCGGGGGATTACCAGGGCATCACCGTGGTGATGACGCACGGCTACACCGACGCCGAAGCTGCCGACTGGCGCTACGCCGTTCTGTCGATGGTCGACCAGATGGGGCAGACGCTGGTGGCCGGTCGCGGCGAGCTGGACATGGTGTCCAAGAAGGTCGACGACGTGACCTACCGGTGGGCCGACCCGTATGCCGCCGCCGCTGAGTCGGCGCTGCATTCGGTGAACAGCATCTTCGAGGGATACTGCCTCCCTCGTGTCGAGTTCCTGTAGAGGGGGTGGGATCATCCCGTTCGGCCACAAGACTGTGACGTTCCTGCTGCACTCCGACGGCGACACGCCGGGTGAGCTGGGCACCTACCCCCAGATTCCGACGCCGGTGGACGCGCCCGGCTGCCGTCACCGGCCGCTGACGTTCAAGGAGACTGCCGAGTTGCAGTTCGACGTCGCCACCAAGATCTGGAAGACGACGATCCCGATCGCCGAGTACAGCTCCGCGCTGCGCGAGCAGATCGTGGCTGCGGAGCCGGACGACACCATCAAAGTCGACGACATCGAGTATTCGATCATCGGTGGCGTCGAGCCCTTCGATGATTTCACCGCACCGTTCAAGGCTACGATCTACTCCAAGAAGCACATCGGATAAGGAGTGTGGGCGTGGGTACCAAGGCGGCGAAGCTGCGTAAATACGAGGTTCTGACGCAGTGCTACGTGCCGGTGGGGCCGGGGCTGAAGTTCAAGGTTCCCGGCCAGGTGGTCAGTCTCGACGACGACGACGCGGCCGAGCTGTCCGAGTTTCTGGCTCCGGTCAAGGAGCCCAAGGGTGTTGCAAAACGCAACACCTCCCCCAAGGTCAAGCCGGAGCCGGAGGCCAAGCAGACTGAACCCCCCGAGGAGGTGACGTCCGATGGCGGTGAACCGGGTGCAGCTGTTCAACGAGCTGGAGCTGAAGCTGAGCAATGACTCCGAGATCGCTGATGATTTCGCCGAGGTGGCCGATGATGTGAAGTTCCACTGGCAGGGGATCGCCGAGCTTGAACTGGACGCGGGGTATGCGACAGGCGCTTACGTGGCGTCGATTCACCGGGTGTCGGAGCGCGGCCGTCATGCAGCGGGGACGCGCAATGCAGCCGGGAAGAAGGTCGGCGGCCAGTTCACATGGCACAGCAAGGTGGTGACTTACAGTCCCATCGCGCACTTCCTCGAATACGGCACCGGCCCTGACGACGCGCCCAACTATCCGAAGCCGCCCAACGCCGGTGGTCACTGGATCGACACCGAAGGCAATGAGCACTTCTGGTGGAACACCCCGACGAAGGCGTACATGTTGGCCGCGCAGACGGCGCTCGATTTCGGCGGAACCCCGGACTGATGCCATGACAGAGATCGCAGACTTCGGTCCTCTCGACGTCGAAACCTTGACGGTGCGGTGGCTGGCGCAGCTGTACCGCACCGCCAACACGCGCAGGCCCGGTGATCCGCTGCCATTCCTGCTTATTCAGCAGGGGCCCTCCAAGGAAAATGTCGAGGAGTCGACTGCCGACCAGGTGGTCCAGGTGGACGTTCTGTGTGACAAGGCTCTTGGCGAAGATGCAGCACGCGATGTAAAAGATCGTATGCACCGCCGGATGTTGCTCTTGATTCGCCATCTGGAAGTGGAGGGCACCATTGATTCTGTGGGGGTTTTCGAGTCACCACGCCGGTTTCCGTACGAGAACGACAAGATCATCAAGTACACGGCGCGCTACCAGTTTGGGCAGACTTACGACCAGATAGACGACCAGATAGCATAGTATTCAGCGTGAGGAAAGGGCGTCCACTATGACCATTCCAGCGACAGGCACTTCGTGGCGGGCAGGCGGATTCGGCGATGTCGACTCCCGGTTCAACACTCGCGGTGGCCTTGCGGCGATCCTGATTCGGAGTAACCGCGGTCCTGATTCCAACATCAGTCCGTGGGCGCCCGGCTCGCCCCCGACGCGGAACTGGTCGCCCTTCGCTGAGGACGGCACCCCGCGTGACGACCTGTTCGCGCACATCCTCGTGGACGGTGACTGGATCACCAACCCGGAGGACAACGAGGGCTTCCACCTGATCGGTGCTCTCACCGAGGATGGTGGACCCGAGCGGGCGCCCGACGTCACCAACGACAACCAGATGATCCTGCAGAGCAACTTCCCCTTCGACTCGGATCTGACCAGTGAGGGCATCTCGATCAACTTCACCGGCGTGGAAACGGTCAAGCCGCTGATGAAGCGCCTCCGGATGAACCTGGAACTCAGCGACGCCGACGGCAACTCGATCGTGGAGGACCCGGGCACCGAGAACTTCGGTATCGGTAAGCCGATCGACAACGAGGGACCGGAGTACCAGATCCTTCTGATGTTCGCCCGCCGCAAGCGGGGTCACTTCCTGTACACGGCCGAGGGTTACTCGCTGTGCAAGCTGAACGACATCGGTGCGTTCCGCCGGTCCAAGACTGATCCGGACGCCGGGTCGCTGGGCTACATGGTGCTCCCCGATCCGTACTTCATCGGCAAGGACCCCAACGAGCCGGGGTCCGACGAGCTCGTTCCGCTGTACTACCACGAATGGGTGGATGGCGAATCATGGACGGATATCAAGGGCGCGTCGTAGTTCATCTACCAGCCACTTTTACCGGCTAGACTTTCTCGGTGGCATGGTTCAGTTTCGGTAGTGCCGACATCGCCGCGGAACTGCGGTCTATTAAGGAGCTTTTGATGGGAATCAACGAGGACCTCGCCGGGATTCGCGGCGACCTTACCGAGGCCAGTGGCGAGATCGTCGCCAAGATCGACGAGCTGGCTGCGCAGGCAGGCGACAAGGCTGATCCGGCTCTCGTCGAAGAAGTGAAGGGCCTCGCCGCGGGCCTGGCCGGGATCGTTCCGAACCCCGAACCTGGTCAGCCCGAAACGCCGGCCGAGCCGGAGACCCCGGCCGAGTCGACCGAGGGTGAAGTGGTCGGCGCACCGTTGGACACGCCCGAGTAGTCGCGCCGCGCACCCAGCGACACTTCGAGAACGTCGCGTTCCCACGACGGTAGTGCGACGTTGTAGAACGCCAGCACCGATCCGGTGAGAGGGTAGCCGCCAGTCAGCCAGCTCCATGCACGCTCACCGGGAATCATGTCGGTCCCGGTGAGTTTGACGTAGGTGTCCGAGTCGGGGCCGCGGTCGGGCATGAGCAGGCTGACAGGGGACACCCCGAACACGACGGCCAGCGCGGTCAGGTCGTCGACGTCGACGCGGCGCGTACCGGATTCGATGCGGCCCAGCCCCAGCGGCGGTATGTCGCGGCCGATCTTGGTGAGCTCGCGGGACAGCCGTGCGTAGCCCCAGCCCATCCGGTCGCGGTGTCGGTGCACGGATTCGGCGACAGCTTGCGCTGTTGGTCCCAACTCTGATCTCACTCCAACCATGTTTCCCACAATAGAACATCATTGTTGGCCTTGCAAAATGCATGTTTGAATATCAGGCAGCTGATCTGGTAGACCATTCCCTATGGCAGATAAAGCACCCCGCAACCTTCCCCACACCTCCCCGAAGGCGGGGGACCAAGCACGCGAGCAGGCCGGTGCCTACGACTCGCTGTTCGCCGACACCGTCCTCGAACTCGATGACGGCGAAACCATCGACATTCCCCCGCACCCCGACCTCGCCATGCTCAGCGACGAGGCGATGGAGGAGTACGAGGAGCTGCAGTTCGAGATGGAGTCCTACGACCGGGACGAGGACATCTTCATTCCCGAGCAGCGGCTCAGGGACTCCGACGGTCACGAATCCGGGGTCGTCCTGCCCGGCTCCACCCAGAAGGGTGCACTGCTGCGTCCGTACCGCAAAGACGGTGTGCTGATCAAGCCTCCGTACTCGGTGCGGGTCGCCAAGATCGCCCTGGGCGAGGCCGGGTACAAGCAGTTGACCGAAGGGGGGAAGTCGTCCGCCGACGTGTGGCGTATTTGGGGCACCCAGGCCGCCGAGCTGAGGAAGCGTCAGGCCGACGACTCGAAAAGTGATGGAAGCTCAATGGCTGTGGAGGCAGTATCCGCGACAAATAGCGAGTGACCTGTCGCAGTACCACAGTCGGCGCATAAAAGAATGGCACGATGGGACCATGTCTTCCTACGAGCTGTTAGAGCTCCTGGAATTCATGCCCGAACGCGGCGCGTTCAAGTCCGCGGCCCGCGGAGGGGAGTTCGCCGGGGACGAGAGGGTCTGGGTGCAGATCGCCAACGAGCTGGCGGTGCTGCGGGCCGCACACGTGCCCGGTGTGAAGGGCCAGGACTACGGTTCGACGATTTTCTACTCGCCGCTCAAGCTCAAGGAACTGGCCGAGCAGGCCGACGCCCAGACCGAGGTCAGGGAAGAGTTCTACAAGTTCGCCACCCGGCCGGGTGTTGCAAAACGCAACACCCCCGACGACGATTTCGACGACGCCGAGGGTGTTGACCGGAGGGTGGGCTGACTTATCGCGATCCACATTGACATCTACGCCCACCTCAAGAAGCGGGAGCTGATCAAGGAGGGTGAGGAACTCAAGCGGTACGTCGAAGGACTGGAAAAGGACATCGACAAGCGCCTGCAAAGGGGTGCTGGTCACTCGCGGCAGATCGTCAAGCTCAACGACGCTCAGGCGAGGTCGTTCGACAACATGGTCAACAAGACCGATGCCCTCACCCTGGCGACGAACCGACGCAAAGGTGCGGAGGCCGCGCTCGAAGCCGAGCTGACGAAGTCTTACAAGACCAAGAAGGCACGGGAGAACCAGGAAAAGAGAATCACCGCGCTGACGAAGGAGGCGAAAGGCGCGGCTCTCGACGAGGTGTACGCACTGCAGCAGATGTCGGCGGCGACCAACGATCTGACTGTCAAAACGAAGGACCTCAACAAAGAGACCCGGTCACAGAAAAAGATCCTCAAGGACAACAAGAGGGAGTTCGTCGACCTTCACCGCGGCACCAAGAAGCAGCGGGACGAACTGCAGAACCTGCACACCGTCAACCTCGCTCTGTTCAAGGATAACGACGCGGCTGAAAAGCAGATGAAGCGCGTCGGCGATGCGACGGCGAGGACCACCACTGAGCGCAAGAAGTACACCCAGATGGTCAGGGAGGGTACTGCCACTGCTAAGCAACTTCGCGATCAGACCGAACGCATCATTGACGCTCACGAGAAGGAGCGCGAGACGATCGGCGAAACGAGGAAAGCGCTCGGCGGCCTGATCAACACGCACCGAGAGTTCAGTGATGTCGTCAATGACAACAGAATCAAGTTTGCCGACTTCCAGGTTGACGCCGGCATCATGCGCAGGCAGATGCAGAATCTGTCTTTCGCCAACCGTGACGCATCTGTCAGCAGCCGGGGAGTGGCGTCCGCGTTCAATGCGGTAGGTGAGGCGGCTCGCAATTCCGCCAAGGAGCACGACCGGTACAACCGGATGGTTGACGCCGGTTCGGCATCCAAGGAAACGTTGCTTCGTAAGTCGGAGGCTGTGGTCGACGCCTATCGCCGCGAGAGTCAGGCGATGGGCAAGGCCCGCGACGAGCTGCGCCGGTACCGTGACGCTGAGGCCGAGGCTGCCGCACGCCGTGTTGCCGGAACCGGCGGTCGCGGGGGTGGAGGCACAGACCGTCACACGCGGTTCGACCCCGGCCGCTGGGCGGCGCGCAACCTCGGCGCGCTGACCCCGCTGGGCATGGTGACCCCGACGCTGGTACTTCCGCTGGGTACCGCGTTCATTCAGGTCGCCAACGCCGCTGTCGCCGCGTCGCAGAGCATCGCCCTGCTTCCCGCCGTGGTGACTGCCGCCGGGGCCGCATTCGGCACGCTGCAGATGGCCACTCACGGGTTCGGCGACACCATCGGCGCGCTCATGGACGGCGACATGGACAAGTTCGCCACCAGCATCCAGAAGCTCGCTCCCGCCGCACAGCAGACCGCACTGACCATCCAGCATTTGCTGCCCGAGCTGAAGGGAATGGCGAACGCCGCACAGGAGGCGTTCTTCACTGGCGCGCCACAGATGGTGTTCTCCCTGACCAAGGGACTCGGGCCGGTGGTCGAGAAGATGACGACCGGCATTGCCACCTCGATGAACCACATGATGATGGGCGTCGGGAACATGCTGTTGTCTCCCGAGGGGATGGCCGACGTTTCGGCGATCACCGAGAACATCGCTGCGTCGTTCCAGTCCCTGGAACCGGCGGTGTCCGCGGTCGCCCACGCGTTCCTGGACCTCACCTCGGTCGGGTCGGACATTCTGCCGGGCATGGCCGACGATATTGCCGAGGTGGCCCAGAGCTTCGCCAACTTCATCAGTCAGGCGCGGGACTCCGGTGCGCTGCATGACTTCATGACCCAGGGCTGGGAAGCGATCAAGGCGGTGGGCAGCGCGCTGCTGAACTTCGGCAAGATGCTTTACGACGTGTTCGGCCTGAAGAGCCAAGCGGACATTCAGGAGTTCCGCAAGACCATGGAGGAAATGACCGATCTGCTGGAACTGGTCCTTCGCACGATGAAGACGTTCTTCGAGGACATCGCCTCGGTCTTCAGCGGCGCGTCTGACTTCGTCAGCGAGTTCGGCGTCGGCCTGGACACCGCGTCTTCGATCCTCGCCACCGTCGCCGAGGCATGGCTTTTCGTGCATTTCCTCAAATGGGGAAAGGACGCCATAGGGATCGTCAAGAACCTCAACATCGCCCTCACCGGCACGGCTGCCGCCGCCGGTACCGCCGGTGCCGCCGGTGCCACTGGCGGCGCAGTGGGTGCGATCGGAGCCGCTACCACGGCGCTGCGCAGTATGGTGGGGCCATTGATGGCGGTGGCCGGCGCGGCCTATCTGTTGGAGCAGGCACTGCCGGATGATCTCTCAGGTCAGGGTCCGCCAGGCACTCATCAGAGGACGATTCCGCTCGGGGTTCCCATTCTGCCCTTCTGGGAGGACATGATTCGGAGGGCTCTCGGCACCCAGGTCGGCACCCCCCTTGAGCCCAGTGGACCCGGCGGGCAGATGCCGCAGGGGCCGACCAAGAAGATTCGTGACAAGACCACGGGCGAGACGACGACGATTCCAGCGGACCAGGCGCCCCCGGTCGGCTGGGAGGAAGCGGGCGGCCTGGGTATGGGCCAGAACCCTCCTCCTCCGGGGCCATGGGGACTCCCCGGTACGTTCGACGTGCCGACGCACACGGACCCCAGCAAGTTCCAGGGCGCGCCCGGAACCTTCGAGCTGTCCAACATTCCGATCGGCCAGTTCGGTGGCGCGCAGTGGAACGTGCCGCCCGGCCTGATGGATCTGCCGACCGACTACCAGAACCTCGGCAAGACCGGCTACTACCGGCCCGACGAGTTCGAGATCTTCCAGGCGCAGGGTCAGACCGATGCTGCCACGACGAAGGTGCAGGAGGCGCGGCTCAAGTACCTCGCTACGCAGGCCGACATCAACCACACGCAAGACGACCTCAACAAGGAAGCGCAGAACGTCATCGAGGCCGAGCGGGGGTGGCTCGAAGCGCAGCGTGCTCTGAAGGAGGCCGAGCGTGGCGAGTTCACCGACCTGACCAGTCAGACCAACAAGTTCTCCGACGACCTGCGGGCGTCGCTCGGGGACATGGGCGCGGCGCTGGACCCCGACCTCGGCATCAGCAAGGGGCTGGCGGGCCTGGCCGAGAACCTGGTCAAGTTCGTGGGCAGCCTGGCGGCCGCGCCGGTCATGGGTGCGATGAAGGGCATGCAGGCGAACCTCGGGTTCCCCGGCAACAAGGGCGTCGGCTCCGGTCTGATCGGCATGATTGCTGCCCAGCACGGCTACTACGAGAGTCCCTACGACGCCCAGGACCTGGCCCAGTACCAGCAGGCGCAGCAGTACGGGCCGGTGGTCGTGGGTCCGAACGGGCCGATCCCGACGACCTTGCCGCAGCCGGGTGGCGTCATGCCGCACGGGCCGGGGGACGTGAACCCGAATTGGGCGCAGCAGGCAGGCGGCGATATGGGGAACCATGGATCGCCGGCGGGACGCCCGGCGGTGCCGGAGCCGCTGCCGGGGCAGCCGGGAGGACCGCCGCTGACGTCGACGGCTGGCCCCGGTGGGGCCTATGTGCGGCCGGGGTGGGTACCTCCTGGCGGGGCAGCACCAGCACCAGCTGCACCAGCGCCAAGTAATGCACCCCCTGGCAGGCCCGTCGTTCCCGGTTTTGAGAACTACACCGCCGGACCCGCCAAGGGCACCCCGCTGCAGTACGGGCCTGACGGTAAGCCGATCCCCTGGCAGTACGCTGCGACTCCCGGCATCTCACCGCCGGTTCCCGGCGTCTCACCGGGGCACTGGGGAGGCCCGGCGCCGTACGTACCCGGCGACCGGCTGGGCGCACCAGTTGGCGGCGGGTACGTACAGCCCATTCCGGGGCATAGCAAGGGC